GAACTGTTGTTGCTCATATTCCCTAGCAATGATGCCCAAAGTCGCCGTTGGGATGAAGTTCATATCAACTGCTGGGTATCTGTTCGGGTCAAACTGCATATATCTGAACGCAGCCTTTTTGATGAACGGAACAAGAAAATCTTCTTGAAAGTTGATCAGTGTTCTTTTGTATTTCTTGATGATCGACGCGACGGCCATTGAAATACCACCAGCGCCACCGTCTCTAGCGACTTGAGACACCATACCATTCGAGTCCAGAGTACCCGTTGCCTGTAAGAGCATACGCTCGAACTCTTTTGATGTCTGGAGATTTGATCCATCTGTATTGCCGAACTTGAATGGGAACAATATATCTGCCGGTGCGCCATTGGTCAGAATTGCCTTGCCAGGCTTGACCTCGAACTTGGCGCCTCTGGGTAAACGGGTCGCGTCCATGGCGATCATGGGTGAAGTCGTCAGCGCCAAAGAGTCTAGATGGCTGCGCACTTGAGCATCCATCGACTTTTGCATATTGTAGGCTTTCTCCACTGTACCTCGACCGAGCAAACGATTGGGAACCGTGTCGTTTTGATAGCTCAAAACTGGACGATCCTTCATCATGTAGGGGTTTTCTTCAGCCTTTAAGAGCTTAGAACCGTTGGCGATCACAATCACGGCCTCGATCATGTCTGAGTAATCTTCAGCCAAAGACGAGTCTGGAAACAACTTCACAACATCTTTGTTTTCTTCCAGATTGTCCAAATACTCGCGTGGAACCAGACCATAGTAAGTCAGCACCAAGACTTTATTGTCTGAAAACTGAGTGACTTCTTGCGTTGCGTCCAAAGACTCGTCGTCTGGATCAGTGCCGACGTCAACCTTGCGATAGATACCCTTCTCAATACCCTCGACGACCTTATGGATCGACACGAACTTCTCGATGGCCACGCCCATGCAGTCGTCAACCGATGTCCCATTGGGGTCAAAGATAAAGTTCTTAGGGTTGACGGGATTGATCTTGACCGCAATGCGATCAGTCTCTGTCACGCCAATGGCTGCTTGTCCCAGCTGGTTCGGGATAGGTTTGGTTGTTGGCGTGTACTCTTTTTCAGACTTGACAATGATCTCGCCAATGCCAGTGCCATAGATTTCAGACATCAGACCGATGGCGTCAATCGACTTTCTGATCTTGTCTTTCTTGAAATCCTCCATCAATTGAGCTTTTAGCGCCAAGACATCAAAAGGATTGCCATCGACGTCTTGAATATTGTCCTCAATGTCAAAGAACTCGCCCTGACCAAATACCGCCTCCATGATCTCGGCGTGACGGGTTTCTACCGCTTGTTGAGTGGCTGGAGTGATGATTCTTGAGCGCTCAGAGTCGCGCGTCTTGTCTTCTTCAGCCCATTGACCGCGAAAAATGCGCTCGTATTCTTCCCAATCGGGTAAGAAATTCGCATCTCTGTACTCTTTCCAACGATCACAATGATCCACAACGAAGTTCACCAAGTCTTTGTCGGAGTCGGTTTCTTCTTGGAACTGATCGGGTTCGAGTTTGCTTTGTTCTGTTGCCATAAATGGTTACCTTATAGTTTCAGCAAATGGATTGCCAAAAGGGTCTTGGTAAAAAGGATTCGTTGGCGTATTATCCACCAAAGGCTTCTCATTTGTGTACTTATTTACCGCTGCCCCAGTTCCAAGTGTTGCTGCCATTAGCGCTGCAACGGCCGGATCAATAAATCCAGCGTGAGCCTCGCCACGAATAATCATTTCCTTTGCAACCTGTGGGCTAACTCCCATTCTGTTGGCCGCCTTACCAATTTGCTGTGCAAGTAATTCTAACTTAGGTGCGCCAATTGGTGAAGTCACTCCAGTCGCGCCAGAGCCAGCACCCCAAACAATGGCCTGAGCTGGTACAGCCTCAAGTCCCATTGGCTCCGCAATCTTATTCTTCCACCAAGGCCCAAGAGATACCATTTCAGGCACGCTGGCGCTTGCATTGGGTACTGATTCAACGCCTTTTTTCGTTGTTGCGCCACGAACGTCAGGCAATCCAACCAGGCGCGACCAGTGAGCGTCGCCAACTGGCCACTCGGTCTGAAATCCAGACTCTGGGACGCCAGACGCATGAATATAGCTCGGTACTTTGGCCGATCCCATCTCTAATTGGCCAGACTCTAAATACTTACCCATTGGCCCAGCTTGCGCCGTTGAATGGTAAGGATGGCCAATCACCGCGGCCAACTCAGGCGGGAAGTCTTTTCCTCGTTTCCAATCAGCCAGACCGCCATACTTCACAAAATCATTGAACCGTCCAGCTGCGTCCATCATATTGGCTGCACTTCCGCGGTTCAACTCTGTCAGAACCTCACTGCCTGGACTCGACATTCCAGTCAGCGTATTGAATTTCATGTACTCGCCAAGCGCTCTGTCTTTACCCAAAACCTTGACAAATTCTTGGTACAAGGGATCCATCGTATACCAGGCGCCCATGCCTTGGTAAAGATCGGGGTACTTTCTGGCCTCCTCAATCATTGCCTGACTGCGCGCCACATTTCTAGGATTCATAACTTGTTCAGCGTGAGCAGCGCCTTGAGCGTTGGCCGCTGCCTTAAACGGAATGTCTAAAATATTTCCTTTTCTTGTGCCTTGTTGAGCAATATCAAACAAATCTTGCCTGGTCACGCCAAACAATTGCTTTAATAACGGACTTTCTGGAGCCACGCGACTTGCAGCCTCTTTGACCAATATTCTAGGGTCTTGGTATATGTCTGGGTACGCAATACGCTGCGGATTCATTACCGTTGCGTCTTTTTTGGTGATGTTTTTCTTCACTAATTCAACAGCTGGAGTGCCAAACAATCCAGATATGGCGTCTCCAGCCTCAGACATAACTCGCTCTGGAATTCTTTCAGTCATACCCAAAGGCGCAAAGCTCAAAGGCCCAGCTTGAGCCATTTCTGCGAGTCGATTGAATGCGTTTTGATCCGTGATCTTCAGTGGGTTTCTTGGATCGGCAAACGCCATGGCTTGTAAGGCGTCGTACTCAGCCTTGGATTTCTGCAAATTCGAGATACCGCTAGAGAACAAACCTCCGACTTGTTGGAGCTGTTGAGTACGGCGTGGGTCTTGGAGCCAGGCCAGTCCGCTTTGCAGTAAGTTATCCGCCATAGTACCTAAACTCCACTAATAATATCTACGGGTTCCCAGTCCTCGTCCTCTCCTTCCATAAAGTAAGAGGTGACGGCCAACTGGTCAATATAGGACGCGCTGTCGATCAAGTCATCGTGGACGCCATTGGCTGGAAACATCAATAACTGATCAATGAACTCTGTCCAGTCGTGCTTTGAATTTAGGATGATTCTCCCATGTTCAAAGCGTCCTTGCAATGCCCAAATAATCCGATCAGCCTTTTTGCGGTTCCCGTGGGTCAAATCCTCAATGTGGCAATAAATGCTCGACTTGCGCATCAAATCCGACAAATACGGTAAAACGGCGTTCTTTAAGGCGCCACGCTCGATGCCGACTGAGATGGGACGGTACTTTCTGATCTTTGTGAGTATCTTTGACGCCGTCTCTCTAATATCCCATCTCCCATGCTCGATCTCAGTGATGAACCATTTCCCGTCGTCGGTGACTTTGGCAATCGTGATGGCCGACTCGTCTAACCTCTTTTTCGCGTTGGCTGCTTGTTTGGCGACCTCCTCGAAACCCGCCAAGTCAACGGCGATGAAATAAGACCCGTGTTCGGGTTCTTCGCCGTACTTGATCCATTCTTCTTTGAACAGATTGCTCCCCGCGTTGTCAAACGACGCCAAATATTCTTGCTTGAACGCAAAGCTCGACAAGGTTTTCTTGGCCGATTCGATCTCTTTCTCGTCAATCATGGGGTTGTCTTTTGTCGTGAAGTGCCACGACTTCCAGTCGTCGTCCGTCTCGTTCTGCCCCAAGTTGTACAAATCATAGAACCAATTGCGCCCTTTGGGAGTGCCAATAAAGATGGCGCGACCCTTTTTGTCTGACAGAGACGCGCGAATGACTTGCTCCCAGGCTTCGGGCTTGATGTCGGCGACCTCGTCCAAAACAGCGTAAGTCAAAGAGACACCGCGCAAAGTGTCAGGACGGTCGGCGCCACGGACATATATCTTCGCGCCATTGATCATCGTGATGTCCATCTGGTTGACGTGAGACGACGCAATGACCTCTCGGCCGATGTCCATCAGAACGTCCCAAATAATCTGCCGGGCTTGTCCGTTGGTAGGCGCCACATACATGACAGCTGAACCAGCCGGGCACTTGAGCGCCTCGATGATCAGGGTTGTGGCTGCCAGTCTACTCTTACCGCAACGGCGACCGGCTGCGACAACTTTGAATCTGGTCTTGTCCGTGAAGACGGTTTGTTGCCACGGGAGGAGAGAGAAGTTCAGATCAGCCATTGTTTGATTCTATGTCCTCGATGTCGTCGTCTTTGCTGTCTTTTGGTGACGCCAAGGTTTTGGTGCTGACGGTCAGCTCGTTCTCGATGATCTGCGTTGCACTGTTGTCGCCAATGCCAGTGATGTTGATGGTGACGGCACTGCGCTGATTCTTGTCTTTCTCAAACATCGATGTGGGGAGCGTTCTATCAATACACATTTTGAGTGCAGCCATTTGGCCTGGGTGGTTATCGTTGAGCGCGATCTGGATCACCTTCTCGACGACGTGTTTACCGCCAGACTTGATAAGTATGTCCTTCAGCTCTTTGAGGCGCGCGTGGTCGGTTTTGGGGAGGAGCGTTGGAGGGTTTGCAGCATAGCGCTCCATGGTCATCTTCACGGCGCCTTTTGGTCGACCGCGTGCGCGTCGTGCTGTGAACAGTTCTTCTTTTTCGTTTTCCATTGCCTTTTTTCTTTCTAAAAAGTGGAAATGTTGGGGGATTATCGCCGATTTTGCTTTTTATGTGCGGAGGATGTACCTGAAATAACCTCAAGCCAAGTCGACCCCCTCCCCCCTATGCTAAGTTATCCACAGGTTTTCCACATTCCAGCCATGTTAGTAGACGCTCACAGAAATATCCTTATGAATCATGGACTTAGCGAATGTGTTGTTTCCGCACACTTTATACAATGTCCATTATGTTAAGTTAATTTGTGGTTATCAACAAGATATCCACAGGTGAATCGTAGGTTTTGGACTTATACACAGAAATTGTGGACGGATTTTCAAGAAATCTGTGGATAACTTTTGGGAGCTGGGAAAGTGGGCGCGACCAGACGCAGATTCAAATTCGATAGAATATATGTATCGGATGGTGCTTTTCGATAGGACTTGACTATCGTGTTTCACCCTTGAAACAATCGTTTCATATGTAAAACAAATATTAACCATGTTAGTTTTTATGATGTCTCAAGGATTGATCTATTTTCACCAAGCAAATACCTCTAGGGTTCACCAGATCGATCTAGGATCGTTTCTAAGTCATCGGTCATATCTTCACCATAGACAAAGTCATAAACGCTTGTATCGCGTTTAAATCCCAAGTTGTGCATTTCCGCATAAACCCTCAATACTTCGTGGAATCCAGTGGTAATGTTTCCTCCTCCAGCTGCCAAT